GCTATGGTCTCGTTGCCAACCCATTTGCAGAAGGTACAACAGTTGGTTCTGGAACAATCAATGTAAACTCCAATGTTTACTACCGTGCGTTCAAGATTTCCAACTTGATGTAATCTATAAAGTCTCGTTAATAATAATAACAATAAGAGACTATCTTAAAAGACCCACCTTAAAAAGTGGGTCTTTTTTTTCGCATAAATAAAGATATGACAGCACTCGACAGAAATCCAACAAATCAAAATTTTTTACAACCTAATAAGTTTTCGTTAAACTTTAGTAGGTTGCCAAATATGCAATTCTTTTGCCAGTCTGTATCTGTGCCAGGCATTTCTTTGTCTGAAATTCCACAAAATACTCCATTTGTTGACTTGTATTTACCTGGTGAAAAAGCAATTTATGATTTATTGAATGTTACATTTTTTGTTGATGAAGAATTGACTGCATGGAGAGAAATACACGATTGGATTCGTGCAATGACTTTCCCAACTGACTTTGCAGAATACAGAAACTTGGGTAATTTAAATAAAGTTTCTGGCATGAGAACATCTTTGAAACCACAATACTCTGATGCATCAATTACCATTTTATCATCCGCAAACAAACCTCATTACAGGTTTAAATTTTACGATGTGTTCCCTACAACACTATCTACATTTATTATGGCAGCGTCTGATAGTCCCGACAGTCAAATTACGGCAGACGGAACATTCAGGTACAGTTACTACGATATAGAAAAACTTATCTAAAAACGCTTGACAATCACCGTCAATTAGTGTATTCTCCTCTGAAGGAGGCTTTTATTATGAGCAAATTAGACGAACTATTGGAAGAATGGCGTAAAGACGCCGATATTGACCGAACCGAACCTGGTAAGGCACTTCTTGATATTCCCAAATTACATAGTAAGTATTTGAACATACTTTCAAGGCACCGTTTGCTTTCGAAAGAAGCCGAGTTCAAGTATAATAAAATGAAAAAGATTAAATGGGAATACTACACAGGTAAATTAGATGATGATGATTTGAAGAAACATGGATGGGAACCTTTTCCATTTGTTCTCAAATCCGACCTATCTACATATATGGATAGTGATGAAGATTTAAACAAGTATCAGGCACAAAAAATTATGCATGATGAGATTGTTGATATTTGTACCGCTATACTTAAAGAATTAAACAGTCGCACATTTCAATTGCGTGACTTTATAGCATGGGAAAGATTTATTCAAGGTGTCTGATATTATTCTTCATAAAAAGAATGAAGCATTTATACAGTTTGAGTGTGATAAAGGTACTGCACAAGAACTGAGTGATTACTTTACATTCTATGTACCAGGTTATCAATTTACACCTGCATACAAATCTCGCATGTGGGATGGTAAGATTAGACTTGCTGACTTGCGGTCATTTACCATTTATCATGGTCTTGTTCCTTACATTCAAAAATTCTGTGATGAAAGAGAATACACATTAGAAATTGATTCTGATGTGTCTGCCACAGAAAACTACTCATTGAATGAAGCAAAGGAATTTATTGAGACACTAAACTTACCACATGAAGTCAGAGACTATCAATTAAAGTCTTATGTTTATGCGATACGCAACAAGCGTATTTTACTACTGTCACCAACGGCTAGTGGCAAAAGTTTAATTCTATACCTTATTGTTCGTCACCTTCAACAAGAACATAAAAGAGGTTTGTTAATTGTTCCTACAACCTCACTTGTAGAACAGATGTATAGTGACTTTGAATCTTATGGTTACAATTCAGAAGAATATTGCCATCGACAATATGCAGGTAAAGAAAAACATACAAACAAGTTTTTAACAATTACTACATGGCAATCAATCTATAAAAACGACAAAGAATACTTTGAACAATTTGACTTTGTTCTTGGTGATGAAGCACACCAATTTAAGGCCAAATCGTTGACAACTATTCTTTCGGGTTGCACAAGAGCTAAATATAGAATAGGTACAACAGGTACTTTAGATGGTACGCAAACACACCGACTTGTATTAGAAGGTTTGTTTGGACCTGTTTACAAAGCCACATCTACATCAGAACTCATTGAAAAGGGTCAACTTGCAGATTTTAAAATCAAATGTCTCATCTTAAAATATCCAGAGGCAACATGCAAGATGGCAAAAGAATGGGACTACAATACAGAAATCGATTACATAGTGCAGAACAAAGCACGAAACGATTTTATTCGAAACTTGACACTATCATTAGATGGTAACTCTCTTATTTTATTCCAATTTGTAGAAAAACACGGAAAAGATTTATATGCCAATATTAAAGAACATGCGAAAAACAGGCATGTATTTTTTGTATTTGGTGGTACAGAAGTTGAAGTCCGTGAATCAGTTCGTTCAATTACTGAAAAAGAAAAGAACGCAATTATTGTGGCATCTTATGGCACTTTTTCTACTGGTGTCAACATTCGCAATCTACACAACATCATCTTTGCAAGTCCTTCTAAGTCAAGGGTTCGTAATTTGCAGTCTATTGGTCGTGGACTTCGTATAGGTGAAAACAAAACTGAGGCAACACTATTTGATATAGTCGATGATTTTCGTGTAGGCAAATTTGCCAATTACACATTGAAACATTTCATCGAGCGTGTTAAAATATATGATGATGAAAAATTCAACTACAAGTTTTACAACATAGAATTGAAAAATGGAACTAACACCTAACAATAACATTAAAATAGTAAGACTGCAAAGTGGTGAAGATATTATGGCAGATATTATACAAGATGAAGAAAATGATACCATCTTGTTAGATAACCCAATGCACATTATTTTTAAAAGAGTACCTACAGGTCAAACTGTAATGATGATGATGCCTTGGTTACCAATTGAGATTATTAAAGAGAATACTGCGATTGTATATTCAACAGACATTCTTACAATCATTGAACCGAAAGATGATTTAGTTCGTTATTACGGTAGTGTTGTGTCTGAAGCACAACTAAGAATGGAAGAAAAAAGAAACTTCAATGAAGAATACGATGAAGAAGAAGATGAGGAAGATATTGATGCAGAAGAATTATTTGAAATACTTAACGAAAAGAAGAAACACAACATACATTAACATTCAAAGGGAACACCGTGATGATACGCTGTGTCAAGCCTTTTGTCAACACTTAACCAGGTAAATAATATGAGTAAAGCGACTAAACATTATGTAAACAACGCCGATTTCCTTCAGGCGTTAATTGACTATCGTGATAAATGTGCGACAGCAAAGACAGAAGGTAAAGAGGATCCACAAATTCCAAACTACATTGGAGAGTGTTTCTATAAGATTGCAGACCACCTGTCTCGCAAACCAAATTTCATATCGTATTCTTTCCGTGATGAAATGATTGCAGATGGTATAGAAAACTGCCTAATGTATTTCAGAAACTTTGACCCTGATAAATCAAAGAACCCATTTGCCTATTTTACACAAATCATTTACTATGCATTTCTTCGCCGTATTATGAAAGAGAAGAAACAACTCTATGTCAAATACAAGGCAACAGAACAATTTGGTATTCTTGATGAACATGAAATGTTTGAAGATGAAAATGGAAATATGAGGCAGTTTGAATTGTATGATAACATTTCCGAATTCATTTATAATTTTGAAGAAAACAAACGAAAAAAGAAAGAAGGTAAAACCAAAGGTCTTGAAAAATTTATGGAAGAAGAATTACCTGAATAGTATTGACAACCTTTTAAAAAGGAGTTAGAATGGATAAGTTAAAGGTAGAACATCACCTTAAAGTTCTTGAAGATAGGCATAAAACTCTCAATAAGACAATTGATAATTTGGAAAAAGTAGGAACATATTCCGATTTTCAAATAGAGATTATGAAAAAACAAAGGTTACACCTGAAAGACCAAATAGAACACTATAAAAGACAGTTATGAAATTATGCATATTGGGTGATACTCACTTCGGTGCTCGAGGTGATTCTTTAGATTTCCACAAATACTTTCAAAAGTTTTATGATGAGGTATTTTTTCCACATCTACAACAAAACAATATTGAAGTAATCTTTCAAATGGGCGACTTATTCGACCGCAGAAAGTTTATCAACTTCAATACTCTCTACTTGTGCCGCAAATATTTTTTTGATAAATGCGAAACACTAGGCATTAAAGTTCACACACTTCTTGGCAACCATGATGTTGCATTTAAAAATACATTAGAAGTAAATTCAACTGGTCTACTTTTAAATGAATACAACAATATCGAATACTACGATGAGTTTGATACCGTAGAGTTTGATGGTGTCGAAATTGATGTAGTGCCTTGGATATGTGATGATAATGTCGATGCAATATTCGATAGAATGAAAGAATCAAAGGCACAAATTTGTTTCGGGCACTTTGAGATTGCCGGTTTTGAAATGGACAGAGGCAATGTTTGCGATACAGGCCTTGACAAAAAACTATTAACAAAGTATGATATTGTTTTAACTGGATGTTTCATAAAATAAACTATGATGATGGGTCAAAAACATTTGAAGATTGGAAAGAGTTCGACTTTGCCAAATTAAAAGAATGTTATGTTAAAGTTGTGGTATTAAACAAACAGAATCCTTATTTGTTTGACCATGTTGTAGATAACTTATACAAGGCAGGTGTTTCTGACTTATCAATCGTTGAAGATTTTACCGATACTTTGATTGATAATGACCAAGATATTATTGACCAAGCGGAAGATACAATGACAATTCTTTCTAAGTATATTGATAATCTTTCACTTGATGTTGAACCTGAAAAACTTAAAATACTAATGCGTGAACTATATGTTGAAGCATTGAATACTGAAGTGGCTGAATGATAATATTTCGATATGTTCGTTGGAAAAATTTACTAAGCACCGGCAATTACTTTACAGAGATTAACCTATCAGGTAACTCTAATACATTAGTTGTTGGTGAGAATGGTTCAGGAAAAAGCACGATGCTCTTGTCAATCAAGAAGCCGCAAGTAGAGACTATCAAGAGTACCTAGAGAAATTTATTCTCAAATTAAATTACAAATCATTCACACAGATTGTAATTCTAGGTTCAGCATCATTTACTCCTTTCATGCAATTGAAAGCGGCAGACCGCAGAGATATCATTGAAGATTTGCTTGATATTCAAATCTTTTCTACCATGAACTCTTTGGTGAAAGACCGATTGAGTAATAACAAAGATTTGGTTGCAAATAGAAAACATGAAATTGATTTGAAGCAACAGAAATACGATATGCAGAAAAAACATATCGATGAACTCAAACAAAATAATGATGAAAAGGTAAAAGAATATGATACAGAGATTCAATGTCATAGCGATACCGTATCCGACTTATTGGCAAATGTTACCGTCCTTACAACTGAAGTCACAACTCTCCAAACCTATGTGGAAACTAAAATTGAAACGGAGAGTAAGGTCAAGAAGATTACAAAACTTGAATCGCAAATTGAAAGCAACTTATCCAAATTTCGCAAGGATATCGGTTTCTTTCAATCGCATGATAATTGTCCAACATGTAGGCAAACCATTGCCATGGAGTTTAAAGAAGAAGAACTTACCAATCTCTCCGGTAAAGTATCTGAGTGCGAACACGGTCTCAAGCAATTAGAAGAAAAACTAAATGCAGAACAAGAAAAACTAAATGAGATTTCAGAAAAACAAAAAGAACTCAATACAAAACAAGTTGAAATTGCCACATTGAATACGACAATCACAGAAACAAACAAGATGATTGCTCGACTGACAAAGTTGGCAGAAGAATTGAAGAACTCTAAAACGGTATCTGACAAAGAAGAAAAAGAATTAAGCGACATAAAAGAGTGCTTAACTAACTTAAAGAACGATTTAAGAGTGCTTATCGATGAGAGAACTTATTATGAAGTTGCCGGTAATCTGTTGAAAGATACAGGCATTAAAACAAAGATTGTCAAACAGTATTTACCTGTCATCAACAAATTGGTGAACAAGTATCTTGCTTCGTTAGATTTCTTTGTGAACTTCAATTTGGATGAATCATTTAAAGAAACAATCAAATCTCGCCACAGAGATGAGTTTACATACAATAACTTTTCTGAAGGTGAGAAACAACGAATTGATATGGCATTGATGCTAACATGGCGTGCAGTTGCCAAGTTAAAGAATTCATCAAATACTAATTTGTTGATTTTGGATGAAACATTCGATTCTTCATTAGATGCCAATGGCACAGAAGAACTAATGAAAATCCTACATATGTTAGAAGGTGTAAACCTATTTGTGATTTCACACAAAGGTGATATACTGCAAGATAAATTTGCAAATGTCATTCGGTTTGTGAAAGAGAAAAACTTTTCAAGGATAATGAAATGAGTGAAACTTTAGTAATTGATACAGGTGCGACACTATCGACACCATCACAACAAGTTCGTGTTGAACCTTTGCCGTTGTATGATGAAAATCATCCAATGTTGAAAGTTCAAGTTCCCGAATACAAACATAACTTACCAAACCCACTAATGGATTTGTTAGTTAAACGCCTAAAAATGACCATGAAACTTTATGGTGGCATCGGACTGTCGGCAAATCAATGTGGTGTCTTTGAAAGAGTATTTGTTATCGGTACAGACCAATTTCAAATTGCATGTATCAACCCTCGCATTGTAGGTAAATCACACTCAACAATTAAAGAGAGTGAAGGTTGCCTCTCTTATCCTGGTTTGTATGTTAAGATTGACAGACCAGATTGGGTTGAAGTTGAATTTACCGATGAATCAG